TGAAATAGAGGATATAAACTTGTACGTTCCATATCGATCTCCCATATATCACCTGTTGTTACTGTTTTAATATTTAAGTGTTGTTCACCTACACACTTGATAGTGTCTATTACATTGTTGAATGTTTTAAACCTTATGCTGTCTATACTCATTTTCTTTTATTTGATTAAAATCTTGTTTATATGCTAAGAATGTCAAACATTCATAAACAGGTAACTTTACTACTTTATCTATATTTAATATGTTTTCGTTAGCTAGCATGTATATACTATTATACCAACCCCACTTAGTAGACATTGAATCTCTATCAGATGTTACGAACCTTTCTTCTTCTTCTTCATTTGTTGTATCAAAGACTTGTGAGAACTGATCATAAGTTGCCTTTCTAAATCGTAAAAAAAAACCGATGCTCCATTAAAGTCATCTACTGTTAGTTTTTTCTTAAACAGTTCCGCACGTTTGTCATCTGGTTTATATTCTTCTATTAAATACTTGTCCTTTTCTTTTGCTATTACAGGTCTATATAATATAGATAATATATGATGTAGATTTTCTATTGTATCTTTATTGTAAGTTTCTAGATCAACAAATTCACCTAACGTCATATCTTTTAGTTTAGGGTGAAATCCATACTCTACGTCATCTATTTTAATTATGTGTTTTAATTCTTCGTTAGGTTTAGTGTTAAATAGTTTTTTTAAATATACACCTAAGTCATTAATACTTTTTACTTCTAAGTTATATAGTTTTTTTACAGGTATATCAGATATACAATTAACAAGTTTTATTGCCTTATCTATTTCACTTTCTTCTTTTGTACTTTCTAAGACTTTCATAGTACGCATATATCTACCTAGTGTTAATTCGTTCCATTCACTAGGCATATTAAATGTAGTTTTCTTCTTACCTTCTGTAATAGTTACTTTCATAGTATATAATATAAATTATTAGTATTTAGTTTAAAATCTTATTGTACGTAATACTTACCGAAGTTACTATCTATCTCATAGTACATACGCATCATCATTGCATCTGAATAATCAGGGGATCTACCTAAAATGTTTTTGATTATATCTTTAGGTATTATTTGTAGTTTATTGTCTTTGTCCATATCTTTAGATCTCACCTGTTCTAATTCTTCTATTATCTGGTTCTTTTGTGTAATATCATTTGTAGTAATTCCTATCTGTCCTTTATTAATTAATTCAGATAACTTATAATAACATTGTGTTTTAAGGTTCTGGTAATTTTCTTTATTCATTGGCCTTGAATTATTTACAAAACCTTTACATTTCAACATATCAACCGCACCACCCCCCACACCATCTTCATCACATATTATATTACGTAAATATACACCCTCGTTACGTTGTAATGTTCTTATTTCCTCGACAACCTGTGTTATAGACGTTTTAAGGAACGATCTAATCTTTTTAATAGTTAGCCCTTCCCAATACATAATAACTGTCTTATCACTTCCAAAACGTGCTATGTCACAAGTTATGTATTTATCACCTTCTTTACCTTTTTGTTCAAATAGATTAATTATAGAATCATAGTTACATAGGTTATCATTACTTGCGTTGTATTCCCAATTACCAAATAATAATCTTTGTTTACTTATTTCGTCTAGTTTCTGTAATTGTCCTTTATAGTGTATTGATATATAAGGGTTATCGTCTACTAAACTTTGTATAAACTTCTTGTGTGTTTCTAATTTGTTCTCTTGTGCTGGTCTATAGTATTGTGTGTATGTCCAATTCTTAGATGGATTGCACGTTAGTAATAGTTTAGGTATCAAATTAAATTCATCTAACTTATAACGTATTCTACTATTTACTATATTCTTAGCCTTCTCTGTTATCTGATTAGCTTCGTCTATAAATGCACCTGATATTTCTAACGAACCTAAACTGTCATAATTAGGATCAGCTGGATAATGAAATAGATCTTTTAAATATATCTCACTACCATTATAGAAGGTAATTATATTTGAACCACCATTAAATGTAAAATGTTTACCTGCTATTATATTCCATTTCTGACAAACCTCGAAGAAAGTATTTAAAGTTGTTTTCTTTAAGTTATCTAATTTAGATCTCCCCATTAGATACCTTGTTCTTGGATATTTTAAACAAGCTAGTATTAACCACGCACAACCTATAAAAGATTTACCACCACCTGCTGCACCACCAAATAATATATCACTCGTAGTTTCGTCAAATAAATATTTTATAGCTTTTTTTTGTGTACTTGTAAATGTAGGATTAATATTCAACTCCGTCAATATTGATATTTATTTTTATAGGTTCGTCACCGCTTGTTATATCTAATTCTGACTTTTCTATATAACCTCGCTTCTTACCTTTAGTTTTTAAATAGAATATTGTTGCTGATGTATTACCTTTCTCTATTTGATTATGTAGTTTACTTTCTACAAAGTCAAGTGCTATATTGTCAATGTCATTGACTTTCTTAGCAAATTCCTCATCTTCGTTTAACCATTTATAAAATGTAGATCTAGGTATATCTGTTTTTTTACAAGCTATTGTTACTACACCTAAACTATTCTCTAACGCTTGTATCATTGCTTCCTTTTTTATGTGCCTACTTTTGTCCATTTTTATTTATCTTTAAAATATTTTAATGAATAGAATATCAAACTATTTCGATACCCTGTTTCGTGTATTGGTTTTATTGGTGTAACACCATGCATATTTCTCCATGCAGGATAAACTAACATACTATTATCTGCCTGTTCAAATGTTGTGTTGTAATCAGGAACATTCAAAGATCCCCCTTTACTATTGTTTCTTTTAGTTAATATAACATTAACCGATCCGACTAAGTTACCTGTATCTCTATGAAAAGCTGCTGCAATATTGAAGTTAGATATACTGCTTGTAAACATATTACCGAACTTCCACTTATCGTCTATACTTTCAAACATCTTCATTTGTCTTTCATATATTGTTGGTGCAACTTCTTTTATAACTTTCTCACTTTCCATTGCTGTAGCTAACATTGCTTTTATAAATGTCTGTGCCTTTTTATCACTATGTACTGATGATCTACTTGGATATGTTCTTCTTAATAATGCTCGAGGTGCAAGGCTTCCTAATATAGTAGAATATTGTAACACAGGATTATCTAATTTATATTTACCATACTTCTCATAACCATCTCTTAAAGATTCTGATCTTAACATTTCTGATTTAGGCACGTTGTCACTTCTAAATTCATTATTAGAAACAGATAATAATTTACTTAACCTATCATTATACTTAGATACGTCTTTAATATAGAATCCTATTATCTCGCCTTCATCTTCTAATAAACAATCTTCTGTTATTGTTGGTTCGTAATAAGGGCACTTATCACCTATCTTTACATTATGTTCTACCTTTTTTAATTTAATTGTTTTCATTTTACTATTTTGTTTAATGATTTTGCATAACCTTTTATATCAACTCTTGAATCTATTCTGTCTTTCTTTTTAATTAATTTTGCGTATGGATGCCATTTTTTTGTTAAGTTTTCTGCCCAAATAATGTCCTTTTTATTCTTATACAGATCAAAAAGGCCTCCACTATTACTACCCACGTTAGGACAACTGAACCAATAATGATTAAATCTAAGAACACCATAACCATTTTTAATAGTTTCCATTTGAAAGTCACGATCTTCTTTAGTGTTGTCCTCATAATTCCAATGTATTTTTTCTATATTCATTAATACACAAACCTCTGCAAACTTTCTGTTTATAGAATAACTTGTTTTCTCATGCCATGCATGCTGTGTATAATTTATTCCTATTAATTCAAAAGGTAATTTTTTTGCTTTATTTAAAATATCTAACCATATACCCGCGTCTTTCTTTACTGTCTTTCCGTTATATATACCAAAAGAAATAACGTCATCATCACATATAATTACCCACTTATGATTATTTTCCCTTGCATAATTTAACATAAAGTTTCTTACATATGTTACACCTTTATCATTTTCTTTTATATCTACTTTGTTAGGCACTTTATATAATTCATATTCCTGTGGTTCTACAAAATGTTTTACCTGTATTCCTACATCTTGGAACAACTTATATGTCTTTGTATTTGGCCTGCCTTTTGTAGGTATATAACAAATCATTATTCTGGTAATTTAGAAGATAATAATTCCATTAACATGCCACCAATATAATTTCCAGCCTTTCTATGTATTGATATAAGTTCAAGTGCCTTTTCGTGATCGTCTTTATCAAAGTCAATTAATATACCTTTCCTTACGTCATCTGCCATATCTTCAACTTCTGAATCTAAATTAACATCTTCTAATATAGAATAGTCAACCACTTCTTCAGGTTGCCATACGTCCATCCCCCAATCTTTTAAATCTCTATTATCCCATTCATTTGCTAACAGATCCCAATTCCACTCACCGAACCCTACATTGTCTTTAACTATAAACTCTTTCTTTTGTTTATCTGTTAAACCTTTAGCTATTTTAATTGGTACTTCTTTTATTCCTGCTTGCTGACAAGCTTTAAACCTCATGTTACCACCTAGTATAACCATTTCTTCGTCTACTACTATTGGTCTAAGTTTTAACATTTCAGGAAATTGCTTAATACTTTCTACTAATTTTTTAAATTTCTTATCCTTTATGATCCTTGGATTGTTTTCATTTGATACTAACTTACTGATTGATATTGTTTTGTCCATGTTATATAATATAAAATTTATAATTCTGTTTTTTTGTTACCTTTCATTATTCTTTCTGCATGCTTTTTAGATTCACTGAAACTATGTTTTGGTTCGTTACGTATGATAGTCGGCATTCCGTCATCTTCTGTAATACATTCCATTTCTTTGTCACAACATACAGCTTCTTTGTTTACTAACTTCTTTAACTTTTCATTGAAGGTTAATTTAAACTTAAAAAGATCTTTTGTGTTTCCACATATATTACATTGATATTTCATTTAACCTGTCTATTAATTGTTTAGGTGTATATATTTTTAAATTGTTTGAATAGTTTTGATAGATCTGTGTAATAACATTTTCTTCTTCATCAAAAGTCCATAACGATCTTATATTGTTATTTACATGCCTTCTTAATTCTCTTTTAATATTTGTGTATTTCATTTTTTATTTTGTTCTATATGATCTTCTATTTGTGAAGCTGCATATAATCCTGTTGCTATTCCTATTATGTATATTGATAGTAGTAATATTATTTCCATTATTGATTTTCTGGTGTATGTTTAGTTCTTAAATATTGTAATTCTTGTACGTCTGTTTTATACTTCATACCTGTAATTAGTTCCCAACTTATATCGTGTTTAACTATTTCAGGAATAACCATTTTCTTATTACGTAAATCATCATCTTTATAATTAGGATATATACTTTTGTAACATGATTCTTTAAGTCTACCTATCTTTTTACCTTTTATTATTTTGCTCATAATTTTCTATTTCAAATTGTAAGTGTGCTATTGCTTTAGTTAAACATTCTATAGGTGTATCGTGTTTATGGTATGCTCTTAATATGTAAGTAACTGCCGTTCCACAATGATAAGATAGATCAAAGTTATCACATACTTTACGTGCTTCGTAACCATTTTTACCTTTATAGTATTTAGGTACCCTGTTGTCTAGTCCTAATTCTTCTTTAGTCATTAACATTTTTGGATTGATTGGACTTTTACAATTTCTGTCCACATTCCTTTCTCTATCGTAGTAATATTTACTTTTTGTATTCGTCATATATTTTCTTTATTCCGTTATGCACTGTACTTAAACATGATCTACAATTTGTTGTTACTTTGTAATTAAAATCATATATAGTATTGTATAATTCTATTAGTTTCTTTTTTGTTTCATGATCTTTTATTGTTCTATTTTTTATATCAGGATATATATTTAAAACTTCTTTTAATAAATGTTTTGGTAACTCTTTAGGCGCTTCGTGTTCTTTAGTTGCTAACCAGTATTCTTTAGGACATTCCATAACTGATATAGATGCTTTTATTCTCATAAAACAACCGCAATTAGTACAAGTACCTGTAGGTTTAAAATAGTCGTCACACCTTCTACACATACTTAACCTTTCTTTATAGGTTTCTTTATTTACAAAAAACTTATTCAAAATAATTTAGTTTGTTGTTGATGTTCTTTAATTCTTTTTTCTGCTATCTTAAAATAATTTTCATCTTTCTCAATACCAATAAAGTTTCTATTTGTATTCTTACAAGCTACTCCAGTAGTACCGCTCCCCATAGTAAAATCTAAAACTGTTTCATTTTCGTTTGTGTAGGTTTTTATCAGGTATCCCATTAAAGCTACAGGTTTTTGTGTTGGGTGTAAACCACATTGGCTACTGTGTTTTTTTATGTCAATTATGTTTCTTGGAAATTTTAGTCCAGTTAAATCATCTTTTGTTCGTTTTATATTCCCCCTTGTTTCTGCATAGTTGCCCATAGATGCCCCTTGTTTGTGGTTTTTTTTGCCTTTCCATTTTATCGGTTTATAAGAGCATTGCCCATCATAAAAGATACTTATTTGTTCTGTATATCTCATTGGCTGTTTATTAGCCATTGCAAAATTTGTCGGGTTTCCTTTATCCCACACCCAATCATATTTATAATTCTTAATATTACTCATTCTTAAAGCACTTGAAAAGGGTTCGCTACCAAATAAAACAATAGCGCCGTTAGTTTTTATAATTCTGTTTAACTGCTCCCACATCAATTCAAAATCAATAACACAATCCCATTTACAAGCCGTTGTGCCGTAAGGTGGATCTGTTATTATTGCATCAATACTTCCATCAGCAATCTCTTTCATTATTTCTAAACAATCTCCTTTATATAAGTTAATCATTTAATTTTTCTTTAATTAAGTTTCTTACATTGTCTATTGTAGTAAATAAACTATTCCTACCGATACCTGTTTTCTTTGCTAGGCTATCAAGTGTATTATCTTCATAATAGTATAGCTTGAATAAATCTCTGTCATACCAATATATATTATCAAGTATCTTATCAATCTGTTCTAATTTATTCCATTGATAAACCTGTTCTTTTTCAGGTAAATTATATAGGTATTTAGAAGGTATTATTTCACCGTCTATTGTTTCTCGACTTATATTACAGTTGTCATCTAATCTTGTATAATATTTTTTAAATTTATAGTAATACCTGCTATTTTTACTTTGTAAACTTCTTTTAATTACTACTGCACCAAACCTTATTAACCCTTTTTTACCGTCCTTTTTATATATCTTCTTTAGTGTTTCAGGGTTCATCTGTAAAAAGTATAACATTAATTCCTGTACTACTTCGTCTATTTCGTTCTTATCTTGTATAAGTCCGTAAGTCATTTTTACAAATTCATCTCTAAGATCTCCAATAACTTTATATATTTTATTCATCTATAGTTTCTAATTTAGCTATATTGTCTATTAATTCAAATGACTTTTCATTTATTAAGTGTCTATATAATCTTACTGAAGATCTATTTTCTTTGTTTTCTAACCCCGCTAAATAACCATTACACATGCAAGAAAAGTGTGAAGGAATAATTGATAAAAAATCAGAATAATTTGCTTGATCTAAATTGTTAGATTTATAGTTATTGTGGTGTTCAATAATTATATTTGCTATATCAACCCATTCTTTATATCTCTTATTATTGCTTGTAGCTTCTTCTATATATAAATTAATAGTAGAGAGGTAATCCCATAACATATGTTTGTGTTGGTAATTTATACTTACAAACTTATTCAGATATTCTACTTTGTTCATTCTTTACTTTTTGTTTGTATTCCTTAATCATATCTTCATATTCATGGCGCATAATCTTTACTGTACTTTTAGCTAATAGTTCTAATTTACTTGATGTACCTTCTTTTATTCTAACGTCTAAAAGTTTACCGAAAAGATATTGTTCACCCTGGTTAAACATATTGCAGCGGACACACTGGACTTGTACGTTTTCTTCGTGCCACCTAGTAGACAAGAACCTTCTGGATTGAAAGTGTCCTGCCTGCATTTTCTTATAATGTTTTGAAGTACCGCAAGTATAGCACTTAACTATTCCTTGAGGTGTAGAGTTTCGTAACCTAATATAAAGACTAAACCATTTGTCAAGTTCCTTTTTTAGTTTACTTATTGTTTTCACGCTTACAAGTTTATGAAAAGTAAGCGCTAATTTATAAACAAATATTATATATTTATTAACAACTAGATCTTAATATCTATATTTTAGTTTGAGATAATGTATAAATATGTTCTGGTTTCCCATAAATACCTATCTTTGTTTCGTTTGTTTTCTTTAAGTAACCTTGTTTCTTCAAATTACTCAGCCCCCTTCTAATACTTGATAAAGGTACTTGATAATGTTCGTTGATTTTTTTACCTAACATTTTACTTAAAGATCCCTTGTCTATACTGTTATATATATTATATATTTTAGAAGCGGTAAATTCTGTTGTTCCTGAAAGTGAAAATAAAGAATAAATAATATCTTCTTGCCTTAGATTCTTTTTTGCTTCTAATCTTTCTGTAACAGGATCTACTGAATTAGTGTTGTGATAGTGTTTTGTTTTCATTTTATTTAATTTTAATAGTTATTATATTTTTGATAATTTTTTATATATACTCTTTTTATATCTTCTTTTGATATACATTCGTAATCTTCTAATTTACGTTCTGTATCTTCTGTATTACCTACATAAAAAGCTTCGTGATTTTCTAGTTCCCTGAGTATAATTTTGTCTTTACCATTTTCTTTAATGTCTTGCTTAATACAATCTTTATAAATTTTATGTAATTCATTTATAACTTCCTCAACATTAGGCTTTTCTGTTAACATTCCCTGCCCTAAATTTACATAGGTAACATTATCTTTTCTTTGTTCTTCAAATTGTTTTTGACTAAAAGCAAATATTGTTCCTGTCTTTTCAAACAATGCCGTTTGCTTTTCTTCCATATAATCACTTAAGTATTTCATTTTATTTAGTTTTGGTTAATATCTGATTTTAAAAAGTTTGGATCTCTAGGTTCTTCTATATTAAAAAGTGCTTTATATAATCTTTCATGATCGTATTCATCTAATTTAGATATAGCAGTTACTAACATTGGTTTTACCCAACCTGAAAGATCTTTACTTAATTCATCTGCCATTTCTACTGTTTTGTCTATAGGTGACTTCATTTTATTTGTTTTATGTTAGATATTTTTTTTAATCCTGTACCTGTCCTGCTTCTGTATTGTAATCTTTTATCTTGTCGTTCTGGTTCTTTACTTGATTCATTCCATATTAACTGCCTGTGTGCTTTTATCCATTTAAAATATGTCTGTACGTTTAATACAAATATTTCTGTATTCCTTACACCATAATGAAAAGCACGTTGTATATCTTGTATATCTAAGTTACCGAATGATTCTATAAGATCATTACATAAAGAAGTAGATAGTACTACAATATGCTTTTCGTCTTTTACTTGTCCTAGTTCTACAAGTGTTTTACTAATAATGTTTACACATTCTATTAATAAATCTTTTTTATTGTATTCTTTTATTTTCATATTTAAAATATAACTATCATTGAATCATGCATACCCGCTTTATCTTCTACATATTCACCGAAAGTATTTACACCTTTAAATTTAATTCTTTTATATACAAATCTAATTTCTTTTTTATTAGGTAATATATAATGATGAAATAATTTTGTAGAAGTTGATACAGGTAATAACATTACACATAGTTTACCTTTTTTACTTTCTTCTATTGCTTTTAATACAAAAGATTCTTTTAATTTTCTAGAATAAGGCGGGTTTATAAAGTTACTTTTACCCCATTCTATATGCAAACCATTCCATTTTTTTAAATCATGTTGCAGTGGACATGGATCAAAGTCAAAATTAAATTCTTTATTAAGTGGATCATAGATATATTCAGGTGTTGCCCAATCGTCTACGTGGTTTAAGTTTCTATTTTTCATATATTAAGTCCATTATAAAATTAGTATCTACACCTGTTTCTTCACAAATAATTTTGACCTGTTTTAACGATAATCTTTCAGGTTCTTCCATGTATTTATCTATAGTCACTTCTGTAACTTCTAAATCTATTGCAAGAAATTTTCTACTGTAACCTTCTTCTTTCATCCACTTGTGAAATAAACTCTTATCAACTGTTCTGTACTGTGCCTTTGCTTTAAATCTATTCACTTCCATAATTGTTTTTAATTATATTAATAGCTTTGTTATGACTGTCTAATTGTTGATCTATTTTGCTTGTTTTAGTTCTGTTCCAATTATCATTGTTTTTAACCCACCTAGCTAACCTACGTTTAATATCGAAAGTTTTTTGCATTTCAAATTTCATTTTAGTGCCTGACTTATTTCTTTCTGTCCAATAGTCTACAAATTCTTGGCAAAGATCTGTGCTTAGGTTACTCATAAAAACTTCTTCTTGAAATTCCTGTTCTCTTATAGATATTTCTTTATTGTTTTTTATTTCTTTATTATTATTTAATGTTGTTAGCTTAATATCTGACAAGTCATTAAGAAACTTAACAACTAGTTCTTCATTTATTTTATAGTGCATCTTTGCAGGAACACCTTTGCGTTTAGTTGTTATTAAATTCTCTTTCTTAAGGACTTTAAGTGCCTTTCGTTGTTGGTAAGGCGTAAGTGTAGTATCTTTATATATATTCGTTTCAGTGTTATAAAAATAACTTTCAATAAGTTCTTTACGTTCTATAAAATATTGTTCTTTACTAATAAGATCTGCGAGTAGGACTGCAGCTTTTAATCCTACCCGCTTAGCTAACCTCTTATTGACAACCAAAAACGCTGTACTACTTAATAAATGTTTCATTCAAAATTTAGTTTTACTTTATATTCGTAATCGTCTAAGTTCCTTCCTATTGTTTTTAGATTATCACTTATATCTAAATAACTTGTAGGTATACTGACTTTTAATGATTTAGAAATTATATCAATATTTAAGTCAGATTTTTTAGATTGAGTAACACCGCAATTTTTTAAATAAGATAATAATTCCTTAGAATCTATGAATGTCTTTTTACTTCCTTTTATTTCAATATACTTTTTATATACTTCGTCAAAAGTTTCTCTATATAAAGAAAAGAATTTGTAACTATTCTGATGCAATCCTAAATAATGATAAATACTACACCTATCTCTATTCAAACCTTTTGCAATAACTTCCCAATGTATGTCACAATGTATTCTAGCAATATTAGAAACTACTGATCTAGGTACTGTGTATTGTAGTTTTCTGCTACCTACTGACTTCCATTGTAAAGATCCTTTTGGAAGTTTACATATATCAGTTGTTATATCTGATATTATTTCTACTTCTTTTAAATCTGTTAAATCAATATTCTTCATATTATTATAATTTATCTTGCATTTGCCATTCATATATTTGTGTAGCTTCTTCAAAAAGAACTTCAATAGGACAATCTTTATCACACCTTTCTATTGCTGCTTTTATAGCTGCTTGTCTACTAATTCTTTTTGCTTTTAATAAGCTAATTGCATCCCAATCAGTATCTTTATTTGTAGGTGGTTGATAAGGGTTTGTAACACCGTTTCTAAACTTCTCAAGATATTGTGAATTGTGAAACTTAACTTTAGGAAAGTTAGGATAACTAAGATCTAGTTGATATTCTTGTTCTTGACCTTCTATGAATTTAGGATTTTCTTTGTCCTTACATGAATATTCACCTACGTCTCCGTTTTCAAACTCTACTGCAAATTTGTATAAAACACCAAATTGCCCTTTAAAATCTTTACCTTCTAAATACTGTACTTTTTTTACTAATGATTTTTTTGCTTCCATAATTATTTATTTAATTTATTAATATATTTAATTGATTGTTTTTTTATGTAGTCGATATCTAACCATTCTAAGATCTCTATTGCATTAAATATTAGTGTTATATCCTGCCCATATTGGTCTTTGCCGCTTAAATATAGTTCATTATCACTACATGCAAATGTGTTTATATCGTGAATAGATTTGATGACTGTTTCTAGTTTGTCTTTTTTGTCCATATTAAAATAAATTTATTACTATTACTTCGTTATTATTTTCTTCGTACTTTTTTATGTACCAATCTTTTAGTTCATATTTATAACTACCTCTAATTTGCCAACCATAATTCCAAAACATTTTATCAAAGAATTTTGAAATTTGATCTTTTGTACCTACTACAAGTACGTTATCTGAAACATCTCTTATATCTGCTCTACTTTCCATTCTTCCTGTAGTTTCATTATAGGTATTTATAGCTACGTTTTTTGATCTAGGTTTTAATATCCAATTTTCTACTATTATATTCATAATTTTAAAATGTTGAATAATATATAAATCCATAAAGTAAACTACCTAACAACCCCATACATAATAAGAAGTAAAGAGTATCAGTCATTATTTTGTCTAAATTATAATTCTTGATTATTTTTACTGAATAGTTATCTGTAAACCTTTTACCTTTTTTAATTAATTGCATACCTGTAGTATTATAGAATTGAAAATACTGATCTTTACTAAAGTATTGTTTGAATCCTGTTAGTTTGTTTTTTACAATATACATTTTTTTACGATTTGATTAATAATAAGCAAATTAACGGCTTTATTTCGGAATAGCAAAACTTATAAACGTAAATTAGTTTATAATTTCGTTGATAACTTAATACTTGCTAGTATGTAAGGTAAGTTGATAACTTTCTAAGGAATTATATGATTTTATGAAGAAAGTGTCTTAAAAACGTTCTAAAACACCTATACACCAAAGTATAGTACAATTATTATTAAAAGAAAATAAAATATAGTTAACTTTAAAGAATCTGACATTATAAGTGCATTAAAAGATTAATAGGTAAGCTTCCGTTATTTAATACTACTGAACAACCAATTGCAGGCTTCTTACCGTATTTAGCATAAGCCATTGCGTAACTCTCATGATCTATACCGCAACCTACTTGCATACCAAATACTCTATAGTTTTGTCCTACATAGTGTTCACAATATGCTTGTGTATGTAAGTGTCCTTGTACTGTGTTCATCATATCAGCACGACATTTCGTTCTAGCTGTACCACCTTCACCATGTATATATTGTACGTCATCTTGTACATATCTTTCTACAAATTTCCAATTTGGCACGCCTAATACTTCTTTATATGATTTAATCCATTTCTTTGGTATGTCTGAGGTTTGTGCTTTTCTCATTACCATTCTATCGTGGTTACCTAAAATTACGATTGCTTTACTAAAAGCGTTATACCACTTTGATATTCTTTCAATTGCTAGATCTAATTCATCACCACCTGAAAGTCCGTCAGGATTAGTTTCGTGATAACTACTATAATGATTGTCTATTATGTCACCAATAAAGATAACTTGATTACAATTATAACCATGATATTTAGATAAACAAAATTCTATGTATTCGTCTAAACAAAAAGGTTCGTGCAGATCCCCAATGACTAAAACATTACGAACCTGCTCCGAACGCATTTTTTTTAATACCTCTATTTCATGAGGCTTCAATCGATACCGATTGTTTCGCATTACTTTTTTATGTCTGCGATACCTTGTCCAATAATTAATGTTAAACAAGCGTAAAAGATCTCTTGTGCCGCTGCTTCTGATACACCTAGATAAGATACGATTGCTGGTACTGCTACTGATGCTACTGCATACCAGAACTTCTTACTGTTAAACATTTGTCTAATTAGCCAATCTTTCATAATAAATAGTTTTGATTAATATTTCGTTAATACGTCCATACGACGTTTTGTTGCTTTTCTAAGTCCAAATCTACGTGAATAAAAGTGTCAGAAATACCTACTCTACAGAAACCTGCTAACAATAGGCTGTTAATTACTGTCCACCTATCACCGCTATTCTTGCAAGATATGTCCGCTGCTACTCCTTTTAAATGACTGCTAGTCCTACTTGCCTTGTAGTTTCTCCTAATTAAATCTTCGTTGTATTCTTTACACCTTAGACCTGATGTAATTTTGAATGGTATTCCTGCTATTTCTCTTGCTTCGTCTAATAACTCTAAAAAGTCACTATTCATTTTTTCACCTGTACAATCAGGAGATCCGCAAGGACAATTAAATTCAGACTTACTAAAGTATTTTAGTGTCATTTTTTTTTATTGTTAGAACAATGTGTACGCCACCTAGCAATTGTATATCCTATTGACAATATCAATAAAATAATTTTTAAAGCTAATTCAAAATCAGCGAACGTTGTTACACCTACAACTGTTGCATTTACAGTCAGTGTTTCCGTTATATCTGTTGTCACCTTTCTTAGTGGCATTTTTTATATATGTTTTTAAGGCTGTTTCATTCTTAGCCTTTGGTTTGTAATTTCTTTTTATCATTTTAAATCAGGTGTTAAGAAGTCATCTAATGTAATGTCCTTTCTTTTATTCCTATCGTGCTCTAGGTTCATACCTGAATAGAATGCGTTACTATCTGGTGTTACGTCAGCGCCTGTATTTGTTGAGTATTCTGGATAATCAGAAACATTATGTTTTATGTAATCAATTAAACGATCCGTATAAAATTCTGCGTTGTTCCTGCATTCTTCTCTTAAGTCCTGTGCTTCTTCTCTACTAAGTGTTTCTGAATTTTCTGCAGTCATAGACACTACATTGTTGTTCATTATCTTATACCTTAAAAATGGCATAGCCTCGTACAAACTCCACCATGCTAGTGCATCACCTATATAATCTTCTACTAATGTTTCGTATGCTCCTGTTAATGATGATCCTGTTATATCTGACTGTAATTTTTGAAATAGATCAGTACCTAATTTAGTTTCTATATATTTCTTTTGTGCTGTACGAATCGACGCTAGTAAGTATTCTACGTCTACTGAATGATTGATACTAGTAGTATCTTTTAACTTTTCTTCACTTATAAATAATACATAATTTGCCATATCTATCTTACTACTTTATCGTTAATATTTCCTGCCTCTATTTCTGCTGAATTTTTAGGTGGTACTTCTGCGTCTTGTGGTACATAACCTTTATTTCTTGGATAATAGTTCTTTAATTCTTTTGGTAAATAATCACCTTTCTTATATACTTTACCGTCTATTGTTACTTCTCTAGGCGCTTTTTTAAGTACATATAATCTACGTAACCAATAGTGCCTACAATTATATGATCCTTTATATCTAAATAAATTATAAGTTCCAAATTCTGGATTAGCTGTGTTCATTGCTGTAATATCTTCTCTGGTAAATAAGCTTGTATATTCATTGTTCATCATGTGTCTACAAAAATCTCTAGTAGTTTCTTTTGGTGCACCACCTCTATATACATACCTAATTTTAAATAATGATCTATCTTTGTTAGATTTACCTTCCTTACCTGAAGGATTTATAGATCCTGTATTTGCTGCAAATTCGTAGTTATGGTTCTCATCTTCTGCCTTTTCTTCATCTAATAGGTTATAATCATCTAATAGATCGTATTCATTCTCTGTTTTAAGATTTTCTAAATACTTTATAATTTCTTCTGAAGTAGGTGTTTCTTCTTTTGACATATTTACGATCTGATCATGATCTGCACATGGCATATATACTGTTCTGCCTTCGTATTCGTGTTCATGGTAACCTTCACAACCTAGTTTATTAGCTTCTTCAATAGCTTCTTCAGCTGTTTCATAAACTGGCATTCCGTCAATCTCACCTATTTTAGCTAAGTTTTCTTCGTTTTCTTCTTCCTCTACTGTATCTTCTATTTCTTCTAATGGCGCTAGCCCTAGTTCTTCACGTATTTCGTCTTGTGTCATAACTTCCTTCATATCTTCTACAGTCCATTTAGACGTGATTGGTTTGTTCTGTATAAACTCTAAAGGTAGGTTCATATCATTTACCTCGAATAATGTGCTTAAACACTTTAAAATCGTGTTTTGGTAAGGTTTTATAACGCTGTTTAAATATACTTCAAAAGCTTGGTTTAATTCATCTGCATTATTTCCTAGTCCTGTATTGTTTTTTATACCGAATAACATAGGTGATGTAACCCTGTGTCCTGTAAGTATGTTTTGTGTCAATAGTTCCTGTAAAGCAAGATACTGTTTATCAGCGTCACTTACTGATATAGGTACTATTTCTGGTGTTCTGTTTTTATCGTCTGCAAAAGTCAATACAAATTTACCTGCATTGTTACTTCCTGTGAATTTATCTTTAATACTGTTTTCAATATCTCTACGTTCTTCAAATGTTGGTACTCCATTACTGAAATTTATGAAGTATGATCCTGCAAAGCCGTTCTCTATATTAGCGAGGTGAAACTCTGCTACCTTTTGATCTACTAAACACCAATTACATGCTGCTACATAATCAGGTGTCTTGTATAGTTGCATACTAGGTGAATACATTCCGTCATAAATAATTGCATTTGGATTAGTCCTATCTGTTAAACTAAATGCAGGTACTGCTTGTGGTTTATGTTTTCTTGGTTGTGCCCAATCTGCTGAAATATAGTATTCTTTAACTCGTCCTGTTACGTCTGGTTTACCCATTCTAATACGTTCTACGGGCACGTGGTAAATTTCTGATATAGTTTGTCGATCCTTAGACCAAACTACGTTTAAAGCGTATGCGCCTTGTAATTTAAAGTCAAAAGCTAGTTTCTTAATTATAGAATGTAGACTTTCACCTTTACTATTTGCGTGCGCTAAAGTTTTCTTCATCTTAACATACGCGTTTAGGTTATCACTTTCTTCTACTATCAGACCTTCACCTGCTATCATTTCTGCAGTTGTGTTTACGATCGCTGCATGTGTACTAGAATTGTAGTAAAGTTCAATTAAGAATTGTGGATATAAATTACGATAGTTTTCTGTTCCGTACTCTACATAATCACGTCCTAATACTTCTTGTATGATTGGCGCGGTTTGTGTATCTAATGCAATACTTAACAAATTTTGTTTTGTCTTGTTACTATAATCTTGAATTTTTGCCTTCTTTTTTGCCATATTATAATGCGTCTAAATAATCTTTTAATTTAAGTCTTTCTGCTGATGTTAAAACTCTATCAACCCATATAACCTCTTTAAATATTCCGTCAAATAACCCACCTATTGCATCTAATACAAGATCACCACTTACTGCGCCGTCTGTTAACCCTGTACCTGATCTTCTAACTAATGCGTCATTGTTTAAGTAAAAATATAAACTGTTAGATCCGTCACGCTCCCAACCCCAATTATTGAAGGTGTCCGCTTCTGGTGTTTCAAAATCCCATTCAAATTTAGTTGATCCGTTTATTTTACCACGTATTGTAGTAGACGTTTGTATTCTTGTATAATCTGATCCTGAAGCATCACTATCATATACAAATAAATCTGTACCGCCTGTAGTAGATATAGTTGATAACGCCATTCTTGCATATATAGCAAACCCACCTGTAAATGTTATGTCTTTAGTTCCGTCAGTTGCTAAATAAAGTCTACTGTTTGATGCGTCTGCACTTTCTACACCACCTGTAGCAGAATCATAAGTATAGAAATTATTTGCTGCTACCATGTGATTGCCTTCGCCACTTTGATCTGTCCATTGCGTAACCTGTTCACCGTCCTCTGCAGAAGATCCGTCACTTTCGTTAATACCTGTATCTTTACGTAACCACATTACAAGATCGTCACCGAATTTCTCAGGTGTCCAAGCTGCGTCTATTCTATTATTAATACTTAGTCCTAGTCCTAGTTTCATTATCCTGCCTTTTCGTCTGACTCTTTGTAACCAATAGCTACACCCGAAGTCATTGTTATTGCAGTTATATGACCAAATATAACAGTTCCTGCTGGAATAGTAGTATGTAAAGCACTTTCACCTGTATGATAAGTCATAGTGATTGCACTTATAACACTTTCTGTTACAAAGTGTACTGCGTACCAATCTTTGCCTGTTTGCGCTCCTGTTGTAAATACTACACCAGAACCTTTACCTAATTGTTCTCTGAGTAGTAAGTTGTTATTGTCTATTAAACTCATAATTTTTTGTTTTTAATAATCTGTATATAAATAATTTGTTGTTGTTTCTGTATGTTCTGTATATTTTACTTGTTCTGATCCTGATGTTTCTTGTATATATACCTTTCCTTCTTCTACCTTCCCCTGTACTATACCATGTGTACCTGCTACTGATAATACTTCTGTTTCTGTAGTAGGCGCGTTTCCTGCACTTATAGCTACTGCACCTGTCCAACTCACCTCGTAAGCTTCGTACTTCCAAAATCCATATGGTTTAAAGTTAATTTTATACATATATAAGTCGTCAGTTGTATTGTGTAGAAACTCACACTTAACATATCTGTCGTTGTGTGTTAAACTTTCTGCGTAACAGTATTTAACTGTCTTAGTCATATCATTAGTAAACTTAAATAAGTAACGGATCTTATCTTTTGCCTTTGCTGTATCGATCCTCTTTTCTTCTAAACTTAAATAAGCTGTTATTGTACTACCATATACACCTGTTATCATACTATATAATATAAAAAGTACGTTTTTATTTTGTCTTTTTATAGTTTACTTGGTGGTGGTGATTGTTTTTTCTTTGTTTTTTCTTTAGTAAAGAAGTATTCTACACCTAATAATTCTACTTCGTCTGATTTTACATTGTCTAATATAACCATACGTCCTGATTTATTTACTGTAACACCTTTATACTGTTCTTTTAATTTATACATAATTTTAATTTTTACAAAGTTAAAAAAAAGGGAGGCTAATTGCCCCCCTTAATTATATAAAACATTTACATTCTTAGTTTTGTACTATATTCTGGAATGTGAATGCGCCGTTGTCAAACGGTGTTGTTGTGTAATCCGCTACTAATTGCATTGGATTAGGTTCTTGTGCTTCAAAAGTAAAATCATAACCCACAGAATCACCTAGCGCCACACCTGAAACTGATGTACCTGCAGATAACTCACAACCATTGTCTAATCCCATAGCTACTATTGTATTTTTACCTGTGCTATTTAATTGGTTAAGTTCTGCAAATATTACCATTCTTTGTTGTGCTAGTAATTTTATTTCGTTTTGATCTTCCTTTGTTAAATTGTGAAGCTTGATATTTACTGAGTGAGTATAGAAAACTGTACCATTCTCGCTAGATGCGTTTATAGTTTCTGTTACACTTCCTGTACCTCTCTTTAAAACGTATTTATAAATATCATCACCAGAACCTAAGTCTAAATCAGTAACTTCACCACTTGCTGCTGTGTAAGACGTTAATTCATCATGTTGTACAATGTATATCGCTTTAATTCCACCGATGCCATCTCTACAAGTGATATTACGTCCTTTAGTTAAATTACATGCCATGTTTTTTAGGTTTTATTGGTTAATATTTATAATTACGATTGTTTAGTAAAGTCTGCTGGTACACCTACTTGAACACCTGCCGTCCATCTCGCAACCATTCTGATATTATTTGAACCATCAAGATCCGCCATATCTAAAACTTTCACCTCTGTAAGATCAGAAGATAAAGAAGTTCCGAAGAATGCGTTAGACTTAGTACCTGCCCACATTGTGTTTGTTGCTACTCCTGGACAAACTGCGATCTTGATACCTTCAAATTCTGGTGTGTACTGCCCCATGTGATTGAAAGGAAATGCAGATAATGCAGAAATTGCAGATATATAGAATCTGTAAGTCGCTTTGTTCATATATATGTACAAGTCATCTTTACCGTATACTGCTGCTGGTATATCACCTGCTAATGTTTGTAGGTTTGCTACAATGTTAGCTGCTGTATAAGCTGCAGAAGCAGAAGATGAAGCCATACCTGAAGAACTTAATGCGTCAAATTGTCCTGAAGTACCTGTAGTACCTGTCCATATAGAACTTTCTACTGAATCAGCAATTGAATCAGATAAGTAAGTCATTGCATAAGCAACGAAGTCATCTTGTTGTTCGTAAGCCCAGTCAGAAATCATTGTTGATTTACAAACGTCAATGTTAATCTGAAAAGGTTCTACGAATAATACTTGTTCGTTAGTTGTAAGTGTAGCAGAATTTTCTGTAAAGTCACATGATGCGTCTTTTACAAGATTTGCTCCACTAACTCTGTTTATGACCTCTTTATAGTTCACGTTCTCTCTTACTGTCATGTACTCTAAAGATTTTGCCATGTTTAAAGCTGCGTTCACGTAAAGTCCTGCATGTTTACCTGCATACGAGCTTGATGTAATAGTTAATGCCATCTTTTTAAATTTTTAATTTGTTATTATTTATTTTTATTTATATTGTACCAGTATTTCTCTTGTCTTGTCATGTTACTAAAGTCTACTGGTTTTACTTCTTTTGTTTCTGAAAACTTATTTACTGTAACAGGTTCTGCTGCTGGTTCTTTTGAAAGTTCCTCTAATTGTGCCGACAAAGTTTCTTTCTCTACTTCTAGATCTTCGTTTACACCTTTCATGTCTTTTACTTCAGCGTCTAACCTCTCTAAGTCTGATTTAACTTCTGATAGTAGTTCTTTAATAACTGCTCCGATCTCATTGATTAGATCTTCTTTATTAAATTCTACTTCTTCAGTAGTTTTGATTTTTTTAGGTAATCTTTCTTCTTCTTCGATAATTTCTTCTTCAATGTTTTCTTCTGATGCTTCTACTTCTTCAGAATATTCATCGTCCTTACCGTAATCTTCATCTTCTTCATCTGCTTCCGTTTCTTCCGCTTCACCTATAGAAGCGATGATACCTTCTTCTTCTACTACGAATGTAACACCTTCGTCGGTTTCATAATTACCTGCTGGTAATGGCATAGTAGTACCATCTTCAGCTAGGATCGATACGTCCCCACCTTCTGTCAATGAATCTCCAGAAGATACAATAATAGTACCGTCTACCAATTTAGCTTGGTACTCTAACTTTACTTCAGCGTCTTTTGAAAGACCTAAAGCATTTAAAATTTGTTGTTTTAATTCCATTTGTCTAGTTTTTTTTATAGTATTAAATATAATTGTTTTAGTTCTATTTGATTTTCAATATATCTGCTAGTGTTTCTAATATATCATTTTCTGTATATATAGGTTTACTCATTTTTTGTAACTTATCTACAAAATAGCCTTCAATCGAAAGTCCTTTTAATTCACCTTCCTTTATTTTTTGCCATAGTTCGTCATTCTCAATCTTCATTTTAACGAACCATGTACCGTCATTTAGATCATATCCATATAATTTTGACTTGTCACTATCACCTTCTTTAATCCAACTTTCAACAGTTAGAACACCCGCTACTCTTTGTTCGTGTTCGTATGTTGCCTTATGGTGATTGTTATGCTTCAAGTACAAATGTGCTGCCTTCTTTACAGTATCTTTACTAAAATATACATAGTATTCCTGATCTGTATTAGGATCGTATCTAAATATTTGTTTATTAGGTATCAAAGCAGGACTGATTAATTCCCTTTTTTCTTCGTCTAATTTTGAGAATGTTAAATTATTCTTTTCTTTACCAAAAAATATAAAGTCTACTTCGATAGCTGGTGAATTTACTAAAGATATTGCGTCGATTGCTAGTGCTTCGTTTTCGTCACTAATAACAAGTTCTGTGATCTTTGTTTTTTTCTTCATATAATATAATATAAATATTTTAAGTTTATTTGATTTTTATATAGTTGCTCTTCTTCTAATATCAGATAGTTGTTCTTGACTGTCCGTCATTTCATCTGTTACTACGTATGCCTTAACAGGTTCTTGTTCTAATGCACCACCTAAAGTAAATGCACCTGTAGCAGAAGGCACCATAGGGTCTGGTGTTGAAGGATCTTCTACGTCACCAACACCGCCCATACTTTCTGTTAATATATTTTTTATAGCTGCTGCACCCATAATACCTGTACTAATTGCTACAGGTAAATTAAATGGCGCTGGTACATTTGCCATTGCATTCATAATACCTTGTTGTGTATTGTAAATTGTTTCGGCTACTGCTATACCTTTCTGTATTTTTTGATTTTTACCACCTAGATCTTTAGCGGCTTGAAAATAGTTTGCCATTATTTGTTGTCTATAACCTATTTCTTCGTCTGCAGTTGCTTTTGCTTTTGCTTTAGCTTCCTTATCATATTTGTCGTTTATATCATTTAATTCTTTTTTCAATGATTCTTCTACATCTACCATAACCCAATTATGTAGGTTAGCCTCTTTCTCTAGTTCTGCGTATTTCTCTTTCACTGCCAATATTTCCATTTCTTTTTCGGACTTTAAAGCTTGTCCTGTAATTTGTTGCATTTTCTTACTAAATGCCTCCCAATTTTCTTCATCTAGTTTTTGTTGTTCTTTAACTGCCAGCTTTTCTAATTCATCATATTTTTTATTAATCTGATCTTCCATAAGTTTACGATTCCTATGGTTCTTTACTTTAGCTAAGTCGTTCTTTCTTTGTATTTTTAATGATTCTTCAGCCCTTTCTTTTTCATCTTCTATCATTAATAATGTTACTTCTTGTGTCAATTCTAATAGTTCTGCTGCTTCGTCTTTTTTTCGTTGTGCCCTTTCTTTTGCCTTTGCTGCGTTTTCTGATGATATTTTTTCTTCTAGCTGTTTCTTTTTAGCTAATAGATCTACTATTTGTGCTTGTTTGTCATTTGCAATAGTCAATTCGTCAACTTTCTTTATGTTTTTAGTTATTATTTTAGTTTGATTATCTATATACCCTGTCGCTTCGTTGATCTCCCTTTGCCATCTTTCTGCTTTTCTGGTATATTCTTCTGTAACATCTACACCGTCTTTTAGTTTTTGGTTATATGTTTCTATTAATTTATTTCGTTCTGCTATTGCTGTTTTATTTGTCTCTATATATTCTCTATTTCTTTGAATATTTCTATTACTTTCTTCTATTTTTTTATTGTTTATTGCTATTATCTTGGAATTTTCATCTGTTGCATTATTAATATCTAATTGTAATTGAGTGTCTGTAGCTGATTGTGATATTTTTTTGTCTAATGCTTTTGTTTTATTTTGAATAGATTTTAATAGATCTTTATTTGCTTGTGTCTGTGCGTCTAATGCTGCTTTTTGTTGGTTAGATGCAGTTTTAGATCTTTTTAATGCTCCTACTAATGCTACTACACCTACTACTAATGCACCTATACCTGTAGCTGCTATTGCTAACTTTAATACCTTTAATGCTGCTGCACTTGTACCTATTGCAAAAGATAATAATTTTTGTGCTCCTGCGGCTGCTATAGTTACACCTGTCTTTACTTTTGTTACACCTGTTAATATACCTGTCTGTATTGCTGCTGCCTTTTCTATAGCCACCCTTTTAGCAGTAGATGCCATTAAAGCTGCTTCTGAGATCATACGTACACCCATTGCTATTGCAATTGCTGACTGTACTTTAACTTGTATCTTTTCAAGATTTTCTGATTCTACACCCATTAATCCCATCGCTCCCTGTGCTGCCATAAACCCACCTGCGATACCTTCACCCATTTTTAAGAAGGCTTCAGCCTTTTGTTGTGGTTCTAAACCTTCCATTTGTTTTTCTAAGGTTTTTACTTCCGAACTTGCTTGTTGTATTGCTGTAGCTAGTTTATTGAAATCTTCGCTACCTTTTTCTACTCCTTTTATTTTTTCACGTGCTTGTTCTAATCCTTTCTCAAGTTCACCTATTGTTTTTACTGACTTAGCGCCACCTTTTAATATTAAATTTAATTCTACGTTTTCTGCCATATCTTTAAGGACTTAAATCTACCCTATTTGTTTGATTAATATATAATTTTACTGTTGCGTTCCATTGTACTGATACGTTACTTTGACCTGCTACCTGTACTGAAAAGGTATAAGCTGTACCTGTATCTATACTTATTGTTCCTGTTGTTCCTGAAGTTGTTATATCTTCGTTACTATGTGCGTCATGTGTAAATGATCCGTCCTCAAAACATAGTAAAGTTCCGTATAATTTTCTAGCTTGATAATGTCCTGCTGTACCACTAGATCCACCAAAACATAATCCTGTTATATAAATTTCGTATATACATATACTGTTTTTAGGTATTAATATTTGTTCTGTACCTGAAGTATTATAGTTACAATATAATGTTACGTCTGCACCATTACTTACGTTAGATATGTGATATATACTTGTCTGTGCTAAACTTGTAGAACTACCAAACCCACCACCACCTAAAACTACTTCACCTGTCCTCTTTGTTGTAGCGTATGTACCGCCTAATATAGAAGTATGCCTAGCATCACGTTCTATTGTATGATTAGATCCTGTTATATTACAATTATTATTATCACCTTCTAGTGTATTATTGTTACCTAATATAATTGCGTTATTTACACCACCTTCTAAGACGTTTCTACTTCCTTTTATAATACTTGTATCATTACTAAACTTTTTATCTAATCTTGTATGTTGAAAAGCGTAACAAGTACCTGATTCTACGTCGTACTTATATCCGTACGCTTCGCATGCTTTTTGATTAGGCTGTACTTCGTTAGTGCCGTCTGTAAATATTACTGTTCCGTCTACGTTAGTAAATTTAGGTTTTATTTTATATCCTTTTTTATAGTTCATTATGGTATTAATATAAATTCTACTGTACTTAATTCATAAGGTTTATAATCGATCTTATTTACTCTATATTCTCTATTCTTTATAAATACTGTATCATAAAAATTAAAGTTTGATATATCAGAAGGTGATAGGTTTACTTTCATTGTAACAACTCTTGTATCTGAATTGTATAGTTCATCATAATAAGGTGACCAATATGTATTAAATAAATTATCTACAGGAATATATGTACCTACTTGTGTTATTAATTGCTGTGATGAATAGTTATAATCTTTTGTACTTGTTGTTGTAGGTACTTCTGTTAGATGTGAAAATTGTCCGAAGCTTGATTGATTCTCACTACTTAATCCGTTTTGTGGCGGTATATAATATGTACCCTGTGTTAAAGTTCTTTTAGTGTTATGTGATACGTCATAAAGTATACGTGGTTTATTCTTATAACCTTTAAACCCTTCGTCATCTTCTTGGTATATAACAGGTATTACCATTTCTGGATCGAAAGTTTCAAATATTGGTTTTACAAATGTAGCTGCAAAAGGTGTAGCTTGTATTTTTTCTTCACCTGATAATAGATCAAAATCTGAAGCATCTATTTCATACTTTCCGTATTCGTGTCCTGTTGCCTGTAAATATACATTCTTAGGGTAATCTTCCTTTTCTTCTACATAGTTTAATTTAACCATTTTTTTAAGTTGCATAGGCTTCTGTTTTATAGAAGATATATCTACTTTATTAGTCCAATCTATTTTCGTTGTACTATGTGTTATATATTGACTTTCTGAATCATCTATAAATACAGCCCTATAAGGTTCTATAATTAATGTAAAAGGATCTGTCTTATCTTTTAATATAACTAAATTAAACATATTCATAATACCTTTAATAAAGTCCCATTGTCCTAGTTCACCTCTAATACTATGGAATTGTACATTTGATACTGTGTCTGTCTGGTTTATTTTTACTAACATAAATGTAACGTTAGGTGATACTTTTACTAAAGAACCACTAGAAGATACTGCTTCTATTTGTATAGTGTCATTTTGTGTTGTATAAAATTCTAAGTGATTTGCATAAAAATTATATGTATTACCCGCTGCTATAGTTTTAGTACCTAGATCTATTATGTTTAATGTAGTACCACCACTATTTTTATGGTGTATTCTTACTGTTACTGTTCTACTAGCACTAGATTCATTGTTTTTTATAGATACATTACCTACAAAAGTAAATAGTTGATTGTCTGCAGAAGATGTATATATATGTGTAGAATTATTATATTGACTTAGTGTTGTATAATTAGCTAATCCACCATTACTAACCCACCCTTGCGCTTGTATAACTGTGTATGATGTTCCTATTACTTGATTAATTACAAACATACAAGCGTCTAAATATGTTATACCTGATTCTATAATTGTATCAGCACCCCAATTAAAGTCCATGAATAAGCGTGTAAAATCAGAACTTTCTAAGAAGTCTGAATTATAAGTAAACCCTGCTTCTGTTATTATACGATCTACTAAATACTTACACCTTAGCCATGGTCTGAATGCATCTTCAAGTGTAGTTAGTTTTACGTCTGCGTCATCTGGATCAAAATAACTGTCGCCGTTCCATTTTACAAAAGGATATTTAACTACGTTTGTTTTACTTGTACCTAAACTTGCGTCATAAGCAAAGCTATCTGTTGTTATTGCGTTAGTTAATGTAATACCTGTGTCTGACTCCCAACTATTCTTAATATTTGTTTTATTGTATGAATGTAATAATTCTGAAAAGTCAATGTCTTTAAATTTCTTTTCTTTTAGTGTGTCTGCTAAAGAAATAGTATCAGTATATAGATTTACGTTATAACTTATTTCTTCGTTATTTTCGTCTATGTCTATTAACCTTAAATAACCTTCAAATATAATATAGCTATCTTCTTTTAATATTGCTCTTGTCTTTCTATAAGGATTGAATGCAAATTGATCTCCCTGTATTGACTTTGTTATATCGAATATACTATTAAATATTTTATTGTTCTTTTTTGTTGCTGGTAATTTAAAACCCTTACTATAACTTTGTGACTTTTCTGCTACGTTTTTAAAATTATCTATACTTAAAGACAAGGGTATATTTGTTTCACTATATAAGTCTAATATTTGTTGTCCGTCTCTATATTCGTCTACTAATGGTGATGTAGTTGCAGTAGGTTTTATAGATACTTTGCCTATCTCTAAATTGCTGTTATCACTATTTACATAATGTAAAATAAATACCATACTTGCGTGTGTTGCTGTAAAACTTAATGTCTGTGTGCCGACGCTAGGTGTTATTGAAGTATTTAATATAGGTACGTAAGGTACAGATATAGTACCCCATGATGAATGATGTCCTATTACTACAAGTCCTGTAGTACCTGCAAGAATCTCTATTTTTAAAGTGTAAGTACCACCTACTATTAAATTGTCTATAAGTTGTAATATACCTGTTGAAGATGCTGTAGAACCGTGACTATCTAAAGTTATTTTACCACTAGATATTACAGGCGCTGAGATAGATCCGTATGTACCACCTGTACTATGCCATGTTTTCCATGTATTTGTTGGTGTTACATTTGCTACTACTGTATCTACTGCTGGTGATCCTGTTAAATTATAACTAGAACCGAATGCACTATTGTTAAATGTATAATTACTTACATGCTCTGGGAACAAAGGTGTAGATGTAGGTTCGTAAACCCCCTCTGGATTACTTTGTGGATATACTATTAATTGTACGCTCATTATACTCTTTGTGATTTTTTAGTTCTTGTAGTTTGTATATTTAAAGTGTGTTGTATTAATCTATCATTTGCTGTTGTCTTTCTTGTATATGAATTACTTGTTAATGTAACAGGTTCGATATACTTTCTTATATAACCTTCGTCTGAACTATCTGTACTTCTTTGTTTTAATATATATACGTCATTACTTATAAACAATTCTTCTAACCACTCTGATTCGGCTTCTGTAATATAATCTGTATTTAATACTATTGATTCCTTTATAGTGTTGTTAAAACTTTTAGAACCACCTGTATGTCCGTTTAATATATATTTACTTTTATTCCATGATCCTGTTATTTGACTATATGTCTTTCTTGTTGCATTAAATGTCCTTGTAGACTTCTTCGTAAAATTGTAGTAATCCCATGTACCGAATTTATTTAACCATGTCAGACGTATAGTTTCATAACCTTTACAATCTTCATCTTGTTTATATATCTTGTATGTATCACTTACTAAATTATCACCATAATCGTGTGCTACTACTGTATAGTAATCCCAATTAGCTGGCAATGAAACACCTGAACCTACTAAATTACCTGTACCTACACCTGCAAATTGTAGTTTAACATTACTATCACCCATATAAGATGAATGTCCACCTGTGCTAGCTGATATATTTTTAGTAATTAAAGATCCTGTAGTAGATCCATTGTAATAGAATTGTATTTTAATATATCTTATAGAAGGATAAGTTATACCTGAATTACCAACCCTAAAATCATCATTATATTGACTGATAAAAGGAAGTGTCAAATAATCTGCTGTTCTTACATATTGTGTAGTAGGTGAATTAGTAAAGAATTTATCACCGCTACTATTCATTATTAAATTCTGGTGTCCTAAATGATAACCGAAATTACCGCTAGAACCCATTTTTATAGTATCAGTATCATATAATACGCCGTTGTATATTAGGAATATATCAGAAGGTGTGTCTGTAAAATACTGTCGACTTATTGTATCTGTAATACTTGCTGCTGCTTCTACATTAAACATAACTTTAAAGAACCTTACAGAATTTCTATTTGTACTAAATTCGTCTATTTGATGTATAGTATGCGGTGTGGTATCTGAATAATCTACACCATTATATTGTGAATGAAAATTACTATTAGAATTGTGTACTGTACCACCTTCATAATCAGGTGATACGTGACTTTGTAATATAGGTGATAGATCGAATATTGCACTACCTTCACCATTAGGTGTTGTTTTTAGTACTGCTACTCTATTTTGTATAATGTTACTGATACTACCTGATTGATTACTTACATATACTTCTGCTACAAATTTTATTTTCTTCTTATTTGCTAAAACTACATTATCTGTTAATGTAAATATAATTTTAGAAGAAGCAGGTATAAGTTTAAATTTTGGTTTCTGTAATATTGATATTGCCATGTTATTTTAATGTCTTTTTAAATGCTTTAATTTCTTTTAATACGTCATCTTTAAAATTATCTTCAAGTCCTTTTATAAACTTCTTATAACTCCAACTTAAAGGTTTGCCGTAAAAACTTGTAGACTTAATACCTTTACTTCTTATAGATCTTGAAATTAAAAAAGCTAAACTCTTATTGCTTATATATTGTCCTAATTCATTCCTAGCTTTTATACCTTTTCTTCCAATCCATTGTCTAATGACGTTTATTGGTGGTGATTTATGTTTATATCTAAAAGGTGAAGGCTTACGTTTACCTTCCATGTCTGTATATGATCTAGATACTCTTGTACCACTTACACCTTTCTCTATATACTTGCCATATTTAGCTGCAAGGAATTTAATATCGTAGCCGTCTTGATCTTTAGTAAGTTTATATTTTAATGAAGAAGATAATTTACCTGTATCTTGACGGTTAGCTAATATACTTCTAGCTTGTCTTACAATATACTTACCGTAAGATCTTAAATACTTTTCTACGTTATCATATTTAAGTTTAAAAGCCATTATACACTAGCTACAAATAATTCTACCTGAATATCATTTGATGTACTTGGTCTAATTTGTAAAGAAGCTAAGTCACCTGTAATAGCTGCGAATGCTGGTGTTGTATCTTCTTCACCTATTGCTATATCGTCACCATTATATAATATGTGTGATGCTCCTGGTCTTAATCGTACTTGATAATTAGATGCACCTGTTACTACACCTAGCATACATTCGTTAGTGTCATCTAAATTTGTTACTCTTAAATACTTTACATTATCTCTATCGATATTACTTGCTGCTGCGTGTGGTGTTGCGCCAAACTCAGCTATAGTAGTAGTTTGTGAATGTGTACATGATATTGTACGTTCTAATGTATCTACTATTCCTGTAGTCGTAAGTGTGTTCGTAGAACCCCTACTTGATCCATTAATTGTAACTGTTTCTGTTATCGTTGTCGTTAAATCTGCCATTTTATTTTATTATTTTAATTGCTTTTAAATATGTTTTTAATTCGTTATATAATTCTCTATAATTCATAAGTAATATTTGGTGGTATTAATTCTATTTTTATTTTACCTATTTTAAATGTTAATATTCTTTTTATTTTACGCATATTGTAGTGTTGTCTATTGGTACATTACAACTGTTTAATTCGTTTTCTATTATTACACTAAAGGTCATTACCCAACCCGTGACACTATTAGCAAACCGTTCTGTAAATGGTTCTAATGTAAAATCGTCACCTATAAAATATCTAGGCTCTTCACCTGCTGCTGCATCATAACCATATAGTATTTCACCATGTTTAAATATTGCTACAATATCATTCATGATCTCGCATGTATCAGACATTACTTCTTGTTCGTTTGCTTCGTTAGGTTCTACTAAGTCCATTACAAATAACTGAAAGTTAAATGTCCTTTGATGTAATGATATATCTACTGAAGTCGGATTAACATGAAATAGAGGATATAAACTTGTACGTTCCATATCGATCTCCCATATATCACCTGTTGTTACTGTTTTAATATTTAAGTGTTGTTCACCTACACACTTAA